CTTTTTCACGGGCAGGTTTTCGCCAAACTTTAACATCTGCCATTAAATCAGCTACTTGAGTTGGTTCAGTGCCTCTAAAACAAATTATTAATTCCTTATTAGTTTTGACCATCATAGCTTGTGTACCATCAGAGTCAAACCAGTACCAATCTTTTAATCCCATTTTAAGTAATATTCTGTTTATTCTATCATAATCACAGTAAACTATTTTAGATAATAATGCCATACGCACAGCTGTTTTAATCATTGCAAGCTCTCTTTCATTATGTATTTTTCAATTCTGCTTTTAATTGAAAAATCCCATTTTGTATTAATTAAATGATTATAATTATAATCTAAAATTTCAGCGTTATCATCATAAATTTTCTTGCAATCACTTAATGGTATTTTACAAAATTCTTGTAAGTTTTTTAAAACAATCTTAGTTCGTTTAACATAATCAGTCTCATTATCATATGACTCATCAAATAAGTGTGGAAAAGTTTTAAAACCTAGTTGTTTTACAAAAGAGAGAAGAAAAGGATTGCCTAATAAAAGAAATAAACTTTTTGAAAGTATAGCTTTAATTGCTTTTTCGGTTAAAAATAAAGCATCTGATCCATGAGCATAGGTTTCATTTACCAACTCTAAGGGGACGCTTTCGCAGAGCTTGAAGTGAATATCATAATTGAAGTATTTAGACCAAGAAACATTTTTTAAACTCATATCAGTTGTATCTAAGTAATGCTTTTTTAATCCATATTTTAAATATTTTTTTATATCCCAAATTTTGTTAATTGATCTTCTTAAGAAAATTAAATCTCTTTTTGCAATTTCAAGGTCAGGTAACATTGTAAGATCTTTGTGTTCTTCACTCATGCAACCTCTTCCATGAGAAACGAAGCCCTTATCAAATAGCTTCTCTGTGTGTAACAAATAATTTAAATAGC